AGGAAGTACCTATTGTTTTGTTGGATTACTAAATTCATTATTCAACCTTGTTTTTTTTCTATGACAATTTGCACATAATACTTGATATACTTTATGTGGATTTTTTTCTTTTAAAACTTTTGCAAATGTATCTCCTTTATTTTTAATACCATTAGTTTTTCTTAATAAAGGTTTAATATGATCGAACTCTAATACATCTGTATCTTCTATGCCACATGCTTTACATTTTGAATTAAATAAAGATAAAGCTAATAATCTTTGTTTCTTTCTATATCTTAAATGTTTCTCTTGTTTCTTTTGTTTTATTAAATCATCAAATGATAGTTGATTGATATCATACTGATAACCAAAATGTTTTATTTTTTTATCCCATTTTAATTTTTTATATTTCTCTTGTTCTAATAAATAAATTTGTCCTTTGGTTGTTTTTAAAAAATCTAAGAACTCTATTTTCTTTTTTTCTAAACTTTTCTTTTTAGATAACTTATATTTTTCTAAATTATTTATATTCCATTGTCTGTTCCATTCACGTTTTCTTTCTATATCTTTGAATGGCATTATCTAGCAGTCCTTTTTGCTTCCCTTAATCGCACCCTAAACCTCTGGGCAAAACCTTTGTTGCGACTAAACACAACACGTTCACCTATATCACCAAAAGGGAACAATGGTTCATATTGTGCTTTATCAACATATCTTGCTACTATGCGAATGTTCTTATTGTTTCCATATCTTTCCCATATTCCCTCATTAGACTTACCTGTCCTACCTCTGGGAATACCTTTAAAATATTTCTTCTTATCATTAATAATCTTGCTATAGGTTGCTCTAGTGATGTTGCCATATCTGTTCAGTCTAGTATTCGATGTTGGCACAATGATAGATCTTTTCTCTGGAAACCTACTTCCACCAGATATCTGGAACTTTAGATATTTCTCTTGCAATCTATCAATAAACACTTCAGCAGTTAGGTTTCTTTTATTTGATTTCTTATATTTAAAACCTCTTCTAGTAAATGCAGTTGCTCCACCCTTAAATGTGTCATTACTTTCTTTGGGCATAACTTTGCGAGACATATGAAAAGCAACATCATTTAATGCTCTTGATGCTGCAAAAGGTATTTGGTTTTTCCCGAAAACATTCAGCGCTTTAGTTACTGAAGATATATTTGTTGATATGTTTATATTCAATGAATACTCCCTATATCATCTATGTTCAATATCATAACTGTTCCTGTGCAATCACTTGCATCAAATATAGTTTTGTAGCATTGGTCGCATTCTATTTGCCCACTAAACTCAACAACATTGCCTAATGTCCATTCAGAGCAATATAAGCATCTAACTTTCTCACCAAAGAATTTAACACGATCAACCATAACTAGAATACTACTAGAAAAGCTAATCGTGTCAATAAATGTATTTGTCACACTAAAACCATAATGTGCTTTTGATAACTGAATGTCCTCTGCCCTTTATACATTCATCTAAAACCCTTTGATATGCACCCTTAAATCTAGGCTCACTTGACCAACCATTTGCTCTAAGAGTTAATGATTTGCACTCCATTACATCTCTATCATATAGCTGTGCTTTGTCACCAGATGCCCTCAAATCAACTACAGGATAATAACTGTAGCTGCAACCACCAATCAATAAAGCTGATATAATTAATATGTTTCTCATTTTACTTCTCCTTTTTGTTAATTCTTTTTATTTAAATCAAATTTGTCGCATATTTGTCTTGTGGTGAGGGTTTCACCATACCAATTAGCAAACTGAAACTTCATAGATGTAGTTAATGCATCTCTTAATTTATCATAATTAACACCACCATATTCAGATGGATTGGTTTTAGCTTTGTTGTGAACTTGATCTATCCAACTTTGTATTAAATCCTTTTGTGGTTGTGATAGTTCTTTTTCTGCCCTTACAGACGTGCTTTTATCTTTTTGGTCTGATTGTACCTTAATAAGTGTTTTCGGCTTTCTCTTAGCTTCTTTCCTAAACCAATTCATATAAAATGCATTTGGGTTTGCATACTTTGCTTTGTTTCCATTTTGCTCATTCCATAACCTAATATCTTCAATAACATCATCTGCATCTAATCCTAAATCAGTTGCATATTTTTTTATGTCATCTGTTACTTCAAATTCTATTAATAAAACTTCTTTAGATTTTTTCTTATTATTATTATTATAATGGTTATTATTAATGGTTCGTACGACACCATCTGTCGTAACCAAACCTGATTTTGTCGTAACCATTTTCTGGATGTGACAATCTGACACGTCAAGGTTGTCGTAACCATTTAGTCCGGGAAACTCATATAATGATGATTTATTGGGTCTAAATTTCTTTTTTATCAGACCTAATTCTATTAGCATTTCAATCTTTCTTTGCACAGTTCTAATAGAACATTCTGCACGATCAGCTAATAATTCTTGTGATGGAAAACTATATTGTGTCGCATCATTAAAATGATTAGCTAAATTTATAAATATTAACTTAGCAGTTGGATCACCAACCTTTATATCCAGAGCATAATTTAATGCTTTAATACTCATTTATTACTACTTTTAATAGAATTCTTTATAGCACAACCAATTATGAATGCTAAATCAACTGGTACGGCATTTCCTATTTGTTTATACATACTACCTATTGCACCTTTAAAAATAAAATCATCAGGAAAGGTTTGGAGGATTGCGCATTCTCTTACACTCATTCTTCTTTTTCTGTTAGGATGAATTTCAGGTCCTGTAGCAGTAATAGTGTCACTTGGTTCTTCCCAATTATTAATTCTTAAAGATTGTTCAAAAACAATAGTTTTTTCTTCTAGTTCTGTAACTTGTTTATCATAAGTATCGTCAAAATTTAATAATTTTTTTAAACCCATCCAATCTTCTGGATTAGGTATAGATCCCGAGTTATTATCTTTTCTAAACCAGTGACCTGCTGTATGTGCATATCCAAAGTGTTCATCTATTCTTTTAGTTGACCATCCACTATTTTTTCTCCATTTTTTCAGATAATCACAAATATCAAACTGATTAACTTTATGTTTTCTACCCCAAAAAGTATCACTCACGTTAGTTCTTGCAACGTGATTATAAATAGTTTTATTACCTAACAGAAATGGTTTATCCCTAGTTCTTACATTTGCTAAATGTTCAATAACATCTTTAGTAGATACATAAGGTTTTAATTTAGGATTGAATAAGTTTTTTTTATGTCCGTGAGTAAAATTAGGAAAGGGATTTTCTTTACCTATTCTGTTACCAATAATAAACACACGTTCTCTGTTTTGTGGAATGCCATAATCACTTGACAATAAAAGTCTATAATCAACTTTATACCCAATTTTTTCAAAATCTTTTAAAATCATATTAATAACGGCGCCCTTTTCTAATGAAAGAAGACCTTTAACATTTTCTGCAATAAAAAATTTTGGTTTTTTATCCCTGAGTACTCTAAGCATCTCTAGATATAGAAAATTCCTTTGATCTTTCATGCTTCTTTTAGTATTTGCTATAGAAAAACCCTGACAGGGAAACCCTCCTAACAATACATCAAAGTCAGATGGTATTTCTTTGCTAGGTATTTTGGTAATATCTCCTAGAACTATATGATTGCCAATGTTTTTTTTATAAGTTTCCACAGAATCTGTATCAAAATCATTTGCCCAAATTATATCAAAACCTGCATGTTTAAATCCTAGATCTAATCCTCCACAACCGGAAAACAATCCTACAACAGAGGGTTTTTTGGGTGAAGTAATACAAGTATTAAAAGTATTATTAGGTATTTCTTTTAATATTTTTCTATAATCTCCAATTTTAATATTAATCATTTATTTCTCCCTAATTATTGGACTTGTTCCAATCACTTTAAATTTATCTATTGGATAATGTGCTACAATACCAAAATCTAAAACATCATTTCGATCTGTTCGACCACCCAACTGCACATCAAAATTTTCTGTAAAATCTATGTGACCCATAACATCTGCCCAACAAACTAAAAGCAATGTCCTTATCCCTGTAATCTCTGTTAAACTTCTAGCTGCTTGCACCTTGTCAAGATTAATAAACATCGTCTCATATTTATCTTTATTGAAAACTCTACACTTGACTTCCACAAAAGCATAAATCCTATCTCTTTTATAAAGAGCAAAATCTATTTTCTGAGTGAATGGTAACTTCTTTTTATCTAAGTTATATATCTTGCAAAACTCACTTATTACAGCTTCTTCACGTCTTAAATCAGCTTTACTTTCATACATTGGTCTGTTCATAGATCACCTTTATTCCCTCAAATATTCGTGCAACTACTTGTGGCACAATCGAATTTCCTAATGCTTTTAATCTTCTTCTTCTAATACCGTCCATCCCTCTGGATAACCCATCATGCTCTCTATAAACTCTGCTTTCACCTTTCCACGTTGTAAATTCATATCCTCTAGGTCTAAAATTGATGTTGTCAAACAACTCTGCCTTTTCCATTCTGCCGGAAATCCCATCTCTTGACCTATGTGTGCCGTTGGAGTTGGCAACAATCCATAATCTGTATCTTTGATGATTTGCTCCCGCCGTTGTAGCTGGAATATTAAAGACCCTTGTTGTGTAGTTATTATCTTCCAACTGTGATAATATTTGGTCAAGTCCCATATTGATAAGACCATTAACATTCTCTCCAATAATCCAATCTGCCCGGACTTTTTGTGCAATCTCAAACATCTCTCCCCAGAGATAGCGATCATCTTCTGTGCCTTTTCTTTTAAATGTTCCATTTTCAGATGCTGTGCTGAATGGTTGACAGGGAAATCCCCCACAGACAATATTAATTCTTCCAAGTCTAGTTGTGTCATCTTTTAACTCCTTTACATCATCATAAATTGGCACATTGGGAAAATTCTTTTTCAATATCTTTTGGCAAAATGGATCTATTTCACAAAATGCTTCAGTTTTATATCCACCCACTAATTGCTCTGCTGCATATGAAAAACCACCAATCCCACTAAATAAATCTAGTATTTTGATTTTCTCCATTAGGATTTATCCTTATTGTTATACAAATCACAAAAATCATCTAATCTCATAACAACTAATGGATCTTTTCTATCTGCAGCAATAACCAGAGCATCAGCTTCTTCAATCCATTCATATATCTGTTTAAATCCATTACCTCTTTTCTTTAGCTCCAAAGTGTAATCTTCATTATTTAGATTAGCAATTATATCGCCTTTGAGCCAAGTTGATCCACTAAGAGGAACACGTTTTGCTTTAATGTCGTGGAACTCTAGCTTCTTAACAATCTCACGTTCAAATCTAGCGCCTTTATCTCTTTGCATTTTACCCATTTATCCAATCCCTTAAACCAACCTCTGATTTACTGATATCCTCAATCTTAACAATCATATCAACTGATGGAGTTCTTTGTCCATTAATCCACCTGTTAACAGTTACATTGCTGACACATAAAGCATCAGCAAATTGTTTTTGTGAGATATGGTTCTCTGACAACCATTCTTTAAGTTTCATTCAATTCTCCATAATCTTATTTCTTCTTCTTCACCAAATGGTTTTAAATTCCTTGAAATAAACTTCCAACCATATTTCCTAAAAGCACCAGTTATTCCTTGTTTTTTCGTGCTTGCAGAAGTGTCATATTCATATTCTTTCTTTAATAAAACACTATCTCCAACTTCCATATCTTTTAAAGATAATAACCATTTACCTCTTTTGTTTTCTGGTAAAGGAATATTTTTTTCAATCTTCATAATTATCCCCTATCCAAAAGCTACTAGTAAAAACCAAGCAAATCCAAATAACAAAAATAGAAATGCTAACTCTAAAAAATAAACACCAAAGTTTTTTATAAATTTAATCATTGTTTTTCTCCCTTTTATTATTACTAATTAACCCCATAACTCGTATGGAGTTTCTCCTTTTTCTGCAACCAAAGTATTAGTTGGTGCAAACTTTTTATAACTATCTTGAGTTTTAAAACCATTTTTTGTATTGAACCATCTGACACCCCACTCAGTTTTTAATAATGCCTTACCTAATATCCAACCTTTTCTAGTTTCTAATCTTCCAGAGTTTGAATAAAATACAGGATCATAACCACCTTTCTCAACCTTTACCCATTTAACTAAACCCATTGGTTTGCCCTCATGTTTACCTTTAGTGTATTTAGGTAAAGCATCAACCATTTCTTCACCAAACCATTTAACAGCTAAATCATAACCAAAATCATCTGATAAATAAGATTTTCTAACTTTGTATTCTGCCGGATTTCCCATTTTTTAAATCTCCTTGTCCTTGTTACAAAACCATTATTACCGATTTGGTTAATGGTGTCAAATAAAAAAATATCTTTTTTGTAAATAATTATTGATTTATTGATTTTTATGCTTAGTATCCTAGTTATGAGTGACAATAATGATATCGGATTAGAATGGTTAAGTGTTGATTTAGATCACCTTAGTCCATCACAATTATTAACATCGACACCTAGTTGGATATTTAAATATCTGCATTTAGGCAAGGATAGGCGCAATATAGTAGTAGGTGAGAATGCTGCACTCGGCTCTGCTGTTCATAATGCTGTCCAGAACGTGCTATGTGGCATTCCAACATATGATGCGACCAGAGAAGCACAAATTGAATTTGATATGCATGATGCTAATGAAGATGCAGCAAAGCGCATAAAATATCGTGGTATTATTCCACAAATGGTTCAAAATGGTGTTGATGTATTATTAGAAAATGGTTTCTTTGCAGCTATCCCGGAAGAAAAAATAACTACAAGATTTGATGGTGTTAATGTTGACATTATAGGTTTTGTTGATCTAGTCGTACCAGATACAATATTTTGTGAAATGAAAACCAAAGCACCTAGAAAAACAAGACTTCTTAAAGATGGCTCTCAAGGTTGGTCAAAAGGTTCACTTCCAAAAGCACCAGAAAAGAACCACGTTATGCAATCAGCTATCTATCATCATGCATTAAAGATAACTCCATCTATATGCTATATAAATGAAGTTGAAGCTGTATTATATACACCATTTAATTGCGATGAATTAAAAGCAGATAATCTAGCTAAATGCCTTGAAGAAATGCGACAAAAAGCATTAGTTAGACAAAATCTATTGAAGTTTAGTGATGATCCAAAAGTCCTAGCTTCAATAGTTGATCCAGATTGGGATCATGCCTACCAATGGAAACTAGAAGATGAATACTTACAGAAAGCGAGGAAATTATGGGAGTTCTAGTAGATGAAGATAATGTTTTTAAAAATCAAGAAAACAAACAAAAATTTTTAATCAGAGCAATAGGTCGATTTAGAAGAGAAGTAAAAGCCGATAAATCTGGTAAAAACCCGGCATATAAAAAAAATGGTTCTTATTTTGAATATAATACTTTAGAAGATGTTTTAGATGCTTTAGATAATATTCAAGAATATGGTTTAGACTTTGTTCAATATATATCAATTGACCATTTAGTCACCAGAGTTATGCATATAGAAAGTGGTGAATTTTTTGATAGTATGATGGAACTTAAAACAGAAAAAGAAACATATCAGTCATATGGTTCATGTTTGTCGTATTTGCGCAGGTATGCTTTGATGACTATGTTCGGTCTTAGATCAGCAGATGACGATAGTAACAGTTCGCTTAGAGGTCGTGGGAGTTCTCCCCTTGTTTCTCATAAACCTGCGACCTCTGGGAACACTAGCAGCTCCTCCCAAGTTAGTGTTCCCACTAAAATTGACTTAAAAGAAGAATTATCCAAATGCAAAACAGTTAAAGAAGTTAATGCATATTGGGTTAAAAACTTTTCTGCAAAGGGAAAACAAACAACTGATGCAGAATTAGAATTATTCACAAACAGGAAACAGGAGATTAATAATGAATAATTGTGTATTTGATGGAAGATTAGCTAGAGATGCTGAACTTAAAGATTTAGGTGAAAACAAGGTCTGTAATTTCTCAATTGGCTCTAATGTAGGTTTTGGTGATAAGCAAAAAACACTATGGCTAGATTGCTCTATCTGGGGAAGAAGAGGAGAAGCTCTAAATGATAGCCTTAAAAAAGGTCAACAAGTGTTTATCTCTGGTGAATTATCTACAAGGGAATATGAAAAAGATGGTGTTGCTAGAACTGCATTATCTTTAAATGTTCAGAGTTTATCTTTTGGCGCATCATCAAGAAATGCTGAAGATAAAACCCTTTCTAATTCAACTGAACTTAATGATGAGATACCATTCTAATGAATAAAAATCAGCTTTTAGATGCCTGTAAAGTTGCTCTCAATAGTCGAGGGCAGCATTATGGCAAGGTATTAGAAAACCATACCCGTATCGCTAAAATATGGTCTGTTATACTAGGATCAGATATAACTGAAGAACAAGTTGCTCTAATGATGGTTGGATTAAAGGTTGCCAGATTAGTAGAAACACCAGATCATCAAGATAGTATTTTAGACATTGCAGGTTATGCAGCAGTTATGAGTGAATGCATTGAGGAAAAGAAGACCCAAAAAAGTACCGATAAGCAAACAGAGGGATATCTTTGGCACAAGAATTAAGCGCATTAAGAATTGTGTTTTTTGTGAAATTGGTATTGACTTAGATGAAGATATATTTGTTGCAGATGGTCGTGGTGATCTTCTGCACTTAACTTGTTTTGATGAAAGATTGGAGGCATTTAATGAGGGAAAGAGTTTACAAAGGCATAAAGAGGACAAGGGAACAGATTGAGGAACAGCATAAGAAATTTAGCAGATGCTTTAAATGTGATGTAGAATTAGAACCTATAAAAGTTCCTAGAATACAACCCAGAATGTGCAATAAATGCAGAAGAAATGCTAATTATAGTGATGCTGAACTAAAACAAATTCCTAAAATCCTACAAAAACAAAATGCTAAAAGGGATGATCTTGAAGAAGAAATGTTTGAAGATTGTCCAATAGCAGTAGCTGAATATGAAAAAGAAAGAAATGTACGTCACAAATGGTTTACACCAGTAAATAGTTCTGGAAATTCTATGTTATCCACAATAATGTCATCAAATCCAAATAATTATAAGCATAAAGTTGGATCTGCTAGAGATGGTGTTAGATATAAAAGAAAAGACCTATAATGGTGAACCTTGACAACAATCATCAATAACTGAGTGACACAATACACATTGCTCATGTCCACCAACATTAACAGTCTGCAATGCACCTTGACATCTAGGGCATCTAGGTAAGCAATGAGTTATTGTTTCAACCCACTCTTCACCAAAACCTTTTTCAGCTTTTTTATCTTCCTTATCCCATTCTTTTTTTAGGTTATCCCACTCGCTCATTTTTCTTCCTTTTTCTTGCTAAAATTAACACCTAAATTCTTTGCTGCTCTTTCACCATACCAGAAACCCATAGAAAGTAGGTTTAACTGCCACAACATTTCCATAGTGTCTTGCTCAACATTCCTAGTTAAAAATCCATAAATAAAAGCACCTGCCAATAAATATGTTAATACAGGTCTAACTGATCCTCTTAATATCTGTATTGTCCAATGAACTTGATCTCCTCGACCCTCATAAGCAACAACAAAATCCCTAAAAGAACCCTCTGCTTTTTGCACTTCTTTTTCCATTTCCATTCTAGCTTTTTCTTTAGCCTTTGGATCTGGAATTAAATCTAAAACCTTGCCCATAGCAGGTTGTAATAATGGTAATAATGCCTGTATCATATTAATAACTCCATATATTAGGTCTAGGATCTTGCTCATAGGTATCTAGATGCAAAAACCTACCAGAACCTTTTTGTTTAATCCCTATGCCCTTAAAACCTAGATTAATTGCTAATCTAATCAATTTATATGCTTCTTGTCCATCGCAAGCTATGTCAACTGCTAAACCTCTAGTGTGAACTCCGGGTCTTTTCTTTGATGCTTCTACTGGGTGTTTTGGATCACGAAAACCACTAGTTATAATTAATGGTTTACCATATGCAGTTCTTAATTCTTGTAACTTGCCCATAAAATGCTCATTCATAAAACATTTCCCGGTAAAAGTACAAGCTAACTCTTTTTCTGTAAAATTAGGATAGTTTTCCCACCTCATTGCAATCTCCTCTGATTTACTATTTGTAATGCTTTTTCAAACGAAAAATATTCAACATCATTTTTTTCAAAATATTCTTTTCTGTATCTTTGTGATAAAACTTGCACTTGCTCTGTTGCATTAAATACCACTCGTCTATGATTAATTCCAACGTGCGCCAATATATCATAACTTTCTACACCTTTAACCTTTTTGTTTCTGCCACTACCATTATTGAAATGATAGATAGCTGTAATTCTGCTTTTTTCTAATCTTAATGATGCTGATTTAACTTGCACTCTTAAATATTGATCGTCTTTCCAAGCTAACAAATCGACACTATCTTGCTGTGCCATTGATACTTTCCAACCTAATTCCAACAATGCACCTGCACATATATATTCACCAATTAAACCTTTAGTGGTTTCAGCGACTAGCATTAAATTCTTCCATTATCTCTTTTATGGTTCGCTTGCATCCTATGCATATTTTATTTTCATCTAACTTACAAACTCCAATACAAGGTGATTTATTCGACAACTGGTAATCCAATCATCTGATTAATGCCAAACATCTCCATTATTATAAATGTAAAGAATAATAATAAAACACCACCTGCAATTAATTTTCCACTAAAATTAGTTGACCCTATTTTTATAGCTATAAATTCATTTCCTAATATTCTAAGAATTAATTCAAAAGAATTGTCACCAATATTAGCTGATACTATTTTTTTATTTTCCGACACTTCTTAAACTTTCCATAACCTTATCAATATTCGGCTCATCTTGTCCGGGATTATAAATACATTTATATTGTTTTGGACACCAACTTTCAATCATCATTTCATAGGTTCTATTTCCACCTTGATAAATACAGGCTTGTTTCCCGGTAATTTGTGATTTAATTTTTTTCTTTAATCTGCAAGTTGTATATTTAGGATTAGGTGTTAAACCTTGATTTATCTTCTGCTGTTTTGTGTATTCTTTAGATTTATATTTGTATCCATTAGCAACAGATACACTTGCATCACATATCATTGATAATGTTAATGGCAAAATCACAATAAATTTAATCATTAAATTGCCTAATAATAGAAATATCGTGAATGTTTACAGGCTCTGCTGCTCTTGCTTTATCTATCCAAATTTTAGTCACTAATGCAAAAAAACCTAATACTAAAGCACCAACAAAAATCCAACCAACTATCTCAAATATTTGTTGTCTCATTCTTTGTTGTTTATAAACTAATTCTTGACGTTCTTTTCTTATTTGACCCTCCATAGCCAATAATTCATTATAGGCATTAATCCCATAAGTCATATTAAGAAAGACCTTTAGTTCATATCTTTGTTCTTCTAGTTTCTTTTTAGCTGCATATGCTTCAATAGCAGCTTGCTCTATAGATTGTGCATTAAATAATTTCTTGAATAAGGGTGGGTTTTTAGCTTGCTTTTCAGCATTATCTACATCAGAAACTGCACCCATCCAACGAGATAAATCGCCAGACATTTGCTCCAAATCACGACCAACTGAAAATCCTTGTTTAATTGCATTAAATGCTGAACTAGCAACACCTATAGCAGCAGATATAGTTATTGGATCTATGATGGTTCTCCATTACTTTCCTAAAAGTTTTTTTATAGTTTCAGTTTCATATATGCGAATAGAAAACCAAACAATGGACAAACATGATCCTATCAATGCTGCCATCTCTGGCAACATTCCAAATAAAGATGCACCTGCTGTAGTTGCTGCAGTCATATCAATAGGTGTTTTATTCATGTTAACTGCCCTTTCGCAAGTTTTTTACATCTATATTTCATTGCCCTATAATTAGGATAATAATGTGGCACTTGTGTTGCTATTTCTATTGCTCTTTCAACACAACTTTCTTCTGTTTTATGAATATCTCTAACGTCTTCTAATTGAATACAGTTTTTAGGATTTAATAAACTACATATCATTACAAAACATTTAAACATTCATACCTATTTTTCATCTTCTTCTTTTATTAATGATTTGGCTAATTGGTCTTTGAAAAACAAATTTGAACCTGTCATTTGGTCTAGCTTAATCTTTAAACTATCAGCTTCTTGTTGTGTAAGTTTTATCTGAGAATAATAATATTTTTGACTTTCATCTAAATCTTCAAACTTAAACTCTTTATCATTAATTGTTACTGTTTCACTCATTACCAAGATACTCCACTTGCTGTTGTTGGATTAGCTTTTGCATCTATCTGTGATGCAATACCTGCTTCTATTGATGCAACTTCATCTTCACCTAAAGCATCTTTTGCCCATCCTATAGCTTGTGTCTCAGTGATATCTGCATATGGTGTTGGTGTGCCTACAAGAGTTACACCCACTGTTCCATAAGCTGAACCAGTGTTGCCATCATCATCTTCATCATTTGCTGACCAATGCAATATAGTAACGATATCTGTGTTATCGCCCTGCACCAAATCTCTTTCCATTGTGTTAATTGTCCAAGTTACTGCCATTTTATTCTCCTGTTAGTTAAGCATTTTCTAAGGTTGTTATTCTAGCTTCTAGTTCTTGTATAGTCTTCACGAGTAAAGGTACAAGCTTGCTTTGGTCTATGCCTTGATAGACTGGAATAGTGTTTCCATCTTCATCTAGCTTGTTATCACCTACAGAAACACCATCAGGTAATTCTTCATGTTCTCTCCAAACCTTTACTTCATTGTGTGTACCACTAATTGCTTCTGGTACAACTGACTGCACTTCATGTGCTAAGAAGCCATCTACTGTTGTATCTGCATCTGCTATGAAATTAAAACGAACTGGATTGAGTTGCTTTAGTCTTGTTGTTGCATCCCAATCTGCTGTTACATTTTCTTTTAGCCTGTGGTCTGATGAGGTGTTATAGGCTACACCTGTTCCACCATTTTGACTTATGCTTCCTGCCTGTGTTCCTGCTGAATTAGTAAAATTAATATAGGCTCCAAGATTATTACTATTGTTATTTTTAACATTAACACCTGTATAAGAACTAAGGTTTGACTCAATCATTAACTTAGCAATATTTGAAGCATCCCCAATACCAACATTGCCACTAGAATTTATCTGAAACACAGTTGCACCTGATGAATTACTTATTCTAAAGTTATCTGCACCACCAGAGCCTAACCAAACAAGATTATTAGTTCCGTTTTGAAGTGCTAATCTGTATTGATTGTTACCTTGGAATCTAGCTCTTTTATCAAGAGAACTTGTACCAACGTCTAAGGGATATCCCGGTCCAGTATTTCCAATGCCTATATTTCCTCCAGCAGAAAAGGACATACTAATTGTGCTATCAGCACCTATACCACCTGATAGGTAGAGGTCTTTGAAGCGACCAGCAGGTTCGCCTAAATCTACTGCTCCATCTATCTTTGCACCACCAGCAGTATTTACTGTATATATACTATTATCACCATCATGAAATCTTATTCCAGTATCACCAGTACCAATATATAAATCTCCATTTGTAGTACCAATACTTCCTACATCAGCTCCGTCTTTACGAAATCTTATATGCTCATTATTATCATCTTCAGCATTTAAGTATAGATTTGTAAAATCACATCCTGAAAATATCTGACCATTAGCTCCAATAGTTACACCTGACCCACCATCACCTATTGGTGAATACTGACTAGTGTGACCCACCAACAAGTTTTGACTATTATCAATGGTTAAAGCTCGTGTAGCATTTGTTCTAATGTATAAAGAATTATCTGAATGGTCGTAGTTTATTAAACCGACATTATCATCAGCAGAATCGCCAAAAGCAATGCCTGTAATACCTGAACCTGCTGTTTCTAAATACAAGAAAGCATCACTATAAGTTTGTGTTCCAGTTGTTTTTATTCTCAATGTTGCATCTGTACCTGCATTTTGTCCTACAACATCTAGAAAATGTGCAGGTGAGCTAGTTCCTATGCCTAAAGCCTCAGCACTACTATCCCAAAAGAACTTAGGTGTTGTGCCTGTGTCCTCGTAGAAACTGATGTCTCCACTATCTTCAACAAGCAGTCTTGCTTTACCATCAGTCTTTAACTGAATAGGTGTACCATTGTCTGTGTTATCAGGGTCTGCATCAAAGATTAATCCTGATTGTGCAGTTGTATATATTTGTGCAGTACCATTTTGATTAGAATGTTCTAATGTAATCTTTGGGGAAGAACCAAAAATATGAAGTGGTGAAGATGGATCTGACTCCCCAATCCCAACATTCTGACTAGCATCTATGGTAATCGCATCTGTTCCTGCTGTTACAAACTTTAATATGTCTGTGCCACCTCTATAGATACCCATATTCGTATCAGAATTAAATGTTAAGGCAGGTGCTGATACTGTTCCATCATCTAATTGTAATGTGCCACTTAAAACGAATTTATCATTAGTCTGGTCTAATTCTGCAAACTTTATCCAAGCATCATTATCTTCATTTCTGATATACATGATGTTGTTAGCACTATCATACCACCACATATTTGAGAATGTTGTTGATGGAGCAGTTGCACCAGAACTATTTGATGCTAATGCTTGTAATGCTGAATTTAAATCTGCTCTAAATGCCGGGAAACCTTGATTGGCAATAGTAAAATCATTTTGTGACATATTTTATCCTCATGCTGCTAATTCTCCATAACCTCTTACGACATAATCAAAAGTTCTATCAACTGTCGCATCTGAACTATTAAAGAACTCTATTGTGAAACCTGTAGCACTTTTATTTGTTATAACATAATAATCACCACTTGTTAAGTTACTTGCACTTATGCCTATTCCAGAGATTTCTTTGAATGCAGGTGTAAATGTTACATCTTTACCATTTGTGTCTGTTCCACTATCTATATCTTTCTCAGAATATACTCTATCTGGCATATCTACAGTCACCGATAATTGAGTAACTTTTGGTGTAGCTGTTAAATCAGCACTCTTTAAAACTGCTCTAAATTTAAACCCTCTACCAATATAATCACCCACATTAAACTTTTGGAATGCAGTATAAGTTGGTGAACCACTAGATGGATCATCTCTTGTTCTAGCTATCTGTAATTCAACATTAACATCACCAAATGTTGCATTGTCACCATCAAAAAATCCCTCACGATCATCAAATAAACCTGCAGCATCATCAAATAGATCAACATAATCTAATCGTTCTGAAAGAACAGTCGCTGTTATTCTGCTAGTATAAACACCACCTGTATCAATATATGTATCAAAATCATATGTTCCCTCTGATGAAACTGTTCCACCACCACCATCAAATTTTCCTACAGCATCATCAAAGTCACCTGTAACATCATCAAATAATGCTGTATCTAAAACTAATGCACTTCCAATATCATAAACATCTGTTTTAGTTCCTGTAAAACTAGGATGTTGTGTTGATGTCGCTACTAAGTTTAGATCTTTAATATCATCAATTAAAGTAACATTACTTGTTGCATTAGCTGAAGCTAGTCCAAGTTTATCGATTGACCTAACAAAATATGTTCCAGTTAATGCAGGAACTGTTACTGTGTTTGCAGGTCTTGATACTTTATCAACTAAAGTTGTTGCATTTGTAAATATAGCACCACTAGTTAATGGTGAATGTCTTATTATATAATGTGATAAATCTAAATCAGCCACAGGTGTCCAAGATAAATGTGCCTCAGTTCCAATAACATTAACTTGAAAGTTTGTTACATCTGCAGGTGGTTCTGTTTTACCAACAACTTGATGCGCATCTGTTGTAAAAGATGATCTAACATTTAAAGCATTTAATGCTCTTGCCCTAACATCATAAACAACACCATCTTCAACATTTAATAATTCATAACGACCAGTTCCACCTTTACCCATACTCACATAATTGGTATCAGTAGCTTTCTTAGCTTGCACCTCAAATTGTGAAACTGCATTATTACTTGAAGTTACTTCTGCTAATAATACAGAAACTGCTTCTTCATTAACAATTCTCAATTCATCTGTAACAGTTAACCCCGGTGCAGCAACAGTCTTAGCATCAAATAATGTTGTGTTATTTAGGCTAAATGTTGTTTCTTCTGCATTCCAATCATAAACAGCAGAACTTGTTTCTTTTAATAATAAATCAACACCCATAACAGGTTGCCCATTATCATCTTGATCTAATGCTAAAGACCATTTCGCAACCTCAAACACTTTAGAAGAAAAACCATAACGATCTAAATTAACCATTACAGTATCACCAACTTGATATTTAAATGTGCTTAAATTACAAGGGAAGACCAATGATAATTGTTCTCTGTTAGCATATAATGCAATTTTAGCTAATCTTTGTGCTAATGATGGTGTTACTGTATAAGCAAAATCTATATTAGCAAAAACTGTTTCATTATTATCTTCTGATACAAATGTTGATGATGTAATAGATGGATAATCTGTTGGCTTTACACCCTCTGCTTGATAAATAAATACACCTTTAACTGCATTAAATTGATCTCTTCGGCTTTCTTTTGTTTTAACACTGACACTAGATCTTAAATCATCCTGTGTTAAAGTGTCTGATGGTGTAATATATGATGCTGCTTTTAATGAAAACTCACCTGCAGTATAAGTAAAAGTTCCACCCAAAGAAGATAGCATATTTTCTAAAATAGACTTTGGAGTTTCATTAGTGTCTATTATACCATTCATTATATATCTATGTTCAAATAATCCAGATGTTATATTAACAGTTGACATACCTTGAGCAGCAACGGCTGTATAATTATAAGCAATAGCAGTAAAACCATCCCTTGTAAGCACATTAAAATATGTATCATATTGATCTGGATTTGCTCTAATTACCTTTTCGTCACTTGATAAAGTAACTAATTCATCACAAACATTAGCTGCATTTGTAAAACTTGTTTCATTAATTTCAGATGCACTAACACCTAACCCATAATCAGTATCTAATAAATAATCCCTTATACATAATGCAGGATTAGTTGATAATTCTGTTGTGGCATCTCTGGGATCATAAACTCTTTTTCCGTGAACCAATGCAGATATATTTGGAATTCCATTTGGGAAAACATCTTGGTCAAATTCTAATCTAACATATAAATATGCAATTCCTTGCAATCTATGGTCATTAGTCCACAAACCACCACTTTCTGAAACTAAATTACCATTTGCTACTTGGTCATCACTACCATTTGCCCAAAAAATTCTAGCTTTATTTTTAAAATCTCCACCCACAAAACCATAAATATCAGTTTCAACTTCAACATCATCTATATAAAATTTGCTTACATTTGTAATTTGATGGGAAGCTAAAGCTATAACCATATGTAAATATTTATTATTATCAGTTGTTTCCATAAAAACAAGTGGACCGGAAACTTTTGCAGTTCCATAGATAACTCTGCGATTAGTTATCGCTTGCTTTATCATTTGATCTCTATTTAAAGATGCAGATGATTGTGCGCCAAAACTTCCACTAGGCTTGCCAGATAATGCACTTAATGCAACACTTCCTGCTAAAGATATAGCAAAACTAGTTGCGAATGATGAAACTATTGTTGATGCAATTACTGTTCCTGTAACATAATAACCAATAGCAGTTGATGCTGCTGCTCCTACTGCTGCTCCTATGACTACCGGTGGCATACTATATTCTCCAACAATCTATCGCTTCATCTAACGATAAAAAAATTAAACCATCTAAACTAACAACTGCTATTTTAGCACCTGTATAAATACCCAAAGCAATACCCTCATTTGTATTAACACTTACTATATCACCTCTAGTAATTTTTTTCTTGTCAATTTTTTCTAGTTTAGCATCTACTGTATTAACAAGATCACCTTTACCATATTTCTTTAATGCCCTAAAAGAACCTAATGCAGTTTTATATTTATTGAAAAATTCAGAAAATCTTGAATTGTTAGTTAATATTTTTTCCCATTTAGCAGTAAATAAAGCACAATCATGTTCCCCCCATTTAAAAGGTTTATCTCTGCAATCTTCTAAATATTTAACTAAAAGATTTTCCCAATTTGAAACTCTAGTTTCCACCCCATTGCACCACTTTATCTGTTAAATCTGAAACAAAATCTAAACCTTTATCATTTGGAAAATTAATCTTTTGATCTTCTGGTGTATATCTTCTAACTCTTGCTCTTTCTAAATCAATTAATCTATTTTCTAATGTTAATGATATTGTGCAAGTTTCACCACTATCTTCAATAGTCATAACATCCATTCGACCATCAAATATTAATGTGGGATCAGCGACAACTGCACCAGATGATAATGCACCCAAATATATTAATGCTTGTCTGCCTTGATAACTTTCAGTTAAAGCTAATGAAACGATTGATGTTTCAATACCATCTAAAGTAACTTGCGCACCTCTAGCAGCAATTTCAGATGTTTCTTCTACTACACTAAATCCTAATAATGTACCTGCACCAGTATATAATTGTGAACCGAAAGTTATATCACCATAACCAGTCCATAATGCGATTGTTCCACTATCAAAATTTAATTTTATTGCCAAAAACAATTCAACTTCTTTAGCTGATAACTGTGTCAACATATTTGAAGTGATTGATCTAGTCATTTATAAACTTTCTATAGCACCAAATGTTATTCCATAAATAGATGCTTCATTAACATTCCAATTAACAACATTCTCATTTAATCTAAAAACACCTTTAGCATTTGTAACAACTACAGTTGCATCATCTGCCGGTGATGATCTTAAATCTGGGAATATTGTTAAAGTTACATTTCCAGAACCATCTGAATTAGCATCTTGTAAAACCTTGTGAAATTTTGCAGATGCTCCAGAACCTAATTGAATATAATCACCGGCTTTTAAATATCCTGTTTGACTTGCAGTTGCACCATCAATAACTAACTGATCCCCTGTTTGACTAGCACCATTTACTACAGGTGTGCCGGGAGAACTTGATGCAGTTCCTCTAGGTGTTACTGCTGATGGATCACCTAATAAAAATGTTCCATATGAACCCTTTAAACTAACTAAAAAAGATATCCATTCTTCTGCATCTGCTCTTTTCATTGGTGGTAATGTGATATCAGCTTCCCATCTTTGACCTGTCCATTTATGCACTTGTTGCGAATAGGTAAAAGGTGATTGTGATATTGCGACAGTATTTCTTGCAAAGAATGCAACTTGTTGGATTGTTTTATTGGTTGGTGTAGCTAGTGGATAAGATATAGCCATTATTAACCACCAAAAGCAGTTGCGAATGAACCACCCCTCTGACGGCTTTCTAATACTGCTTGTTTAGATGCTTGTGCTATTCTAGGCATTAGGTTAGCAATCTCTGTTCTAACTGTTTGCTGAACACCTGTAGTCACATTAATAGTTTGATTTATAACTACTCCACCGCCAGAACTTAATTGATTGTTAGGTACTACTGAACCACTTCTGCTAGGAACAAACAACTCTGCACCTCTTTCACCTACCATATAGGGTTTATTAGCTTGTACAGATCCACCTATAGCTTTTCCCGGTATTGGAGCAGATGATGTGCTTCCACCAAACATTCCACTTAATGCACCAAATAAAGGCTTAGTAATTTGTTGTTGAATAGCCATTCTAATTAAATCAGAGATTATTGACCTAGCCATATCACTAAATGCTTCTTTTACAGTTTTGGTTTTATCAAATATACTTAATAAACTGTCTTCAAAAGATTTTAATCCTTTGTTTGTTATATCAGCCAATGAAAGATCTAATGTTTTAATTCCTTGTGTATATTTATCTAAACCACCCTTTAATCCATTAAATATTTGTTGCATTGTGGAAAATGATTTATTTGCATTATCTGTATCAATTTTAATTTCTTTTTGCCTAGTTCCCACTCTCCTAATCAATTCATCCATCTTAGTAAAATCGATGTTGATTTCTTTTAATTGGTCAAAGTTTTTAAAAATATCTCTTGTAAAAGGTGAAAAAGTCATAATCGCATTTATAACTTTTACCATTCCATTTAAAAAACCTTGTAAGGCTACAACAACATTTTTTAATGATTGTAAAAATTCTCCTGCTAAAGTTCTACCAAAAGCACTAACATTTTCATTAGAACCTTTTATACTATCTAATATTTTATCTTTAAGTATTGTGGCTAAATATTCTAATGCAGGAGCTAAAGCTGCTACAGTTTGATCTGTTATACCTTTAAATAATTTACTTAACTTTAAAACAGCATCATTAGCCTTTTCAACACCTTGAACTGCTGATCCAGATAATAGAACTCCTAAATCATCTGCTTCTTTAAATAAGTTTCTTAATTCATCTGAACCTAATTTAAGGATGTTTACGAATGCAACACCCTCACTATCAAATAATTTAAATGCTAATCTAACTTTCTCAGAGCTACTTTCAACATCTGCAAAAGCATCTGATAATTTAAGCATTTGCTCTTGCAAAGGTAATTTTGCTATTTCACTAGCATTTATATTTAATTCTTTTAATGCATCTTTAGCTTCACCAGTTCCATTAGCTGCTTCTGCTAATCTTCTAGTAAATCTTTGGGTTGCCATATCAACAGTTCTGATTTCAACACCAGATATTTCTGCTGCAAATCTTAAAGCACCTAATTCTTTAGTTGTAACACCTAATTTACTTGCTGTTTTTCCTAAAGTGTCAATACTTTGCAAAGATGATTTTATTAATAATCCAAAACCACCAATACCGGCTAATCCAACCAATCCAGTTTTAAGACTAAATACTGCACCAGTTATTCCCTTTAAACCTCTGGTAACACTTCTAAAAGCATTTCTGGTTGCATCAAGAGCAGTAATTTTAATTCTTGTTGGATCTGCCATCTTCTAACACCTTAAAATATGCTTGCCACTCATTTATATCAGATAAAGTTAAATGTTCAACTTCATCTATTGTTTTGTGCAAGCGATCTGCTAAAGCTAATAAATTAAACCTTAACAAATCGCTTTTTAGTTTTTTTCATGTTCCTCTGCTGAAACAGTTTCACCAAACATTTTTGCAGATAAATTAGCAACAATGTTTACATCTTCACTCATTAAAAATCGTTTATCTTCTAATGTGAATGCTTTCTCACCATCTTTGGTTTCAGCTTTCATTATTATAAGATCAACCATTCCATCTACAGTCATATCATTTAGAAAGTTTTTATGCTTTCTCTGCAACTTATTGATATCTCCTGCAGTAATTGCACTCGCATAAAGAATTAATGGAGTATTGTTTTCACCCCATTCTGGAACTTCAATAGTTCGTCTTTCTTTTACACGTCTAGCTGCTATCTGTTCACCTAATGACATTAATCACCTTTAAACAGTTGTAGCAGTTAGTGCGCCTGTACCTTGAAGAGTAAAAGATGCTTCAACCATACCATCAAATGATGAAGTGATTGTCCTACCTGTCACAATCGCAGTTCCAGAATAATAAGTGTCACCTGCTGTATCACCCTCTGGATATACTGCGAAAGTTACTGATGATCCAACTGAAAATGATACTTGACCATCTGTGTCTGTTTCATCCCAGAATACATCTACAGAACCACTAAATGTTTTTAATCCTGTTAGATATGTTCTTGAAGCATCACCCATTGTTGTATCTTCAATGGTATCTGCTGTTTCTTCTAAACTAAATGAGCGAACTTCAGCGATTGCATTTGAACCACTTTTAACTGTTCCCTCTGATCCTGCGTGTGTTGCCATTTTTATCTCCTTTTAAGCTGCAGTTTCTACGTCATTTTCTAAGGTTCTATAAATCACCTCAACAGTAAACCGACCAATGGCAACAGGTTGTTCACCCTCACCACTAAAATCGGCTTCAAAAGATGTCACTTGAGTATCCTTTGCAAGACTTCCCAATGTAACATCTGATGCAATAGCTTCTTCAACTTCTACTGCAATAGTGTCAAGTGTATTGTCATAGTCGCTTGTCGCTTTTACATATGCTTCAACACCAATTTCTAAAACCCTATTAATTGATCTAGGTCTTGTCAATGTATCAAAAGTTACATCTTCTGTTTTACTAAAGACACATAATCCCGGTATTTTGTTACTTTCTAATGGATATATTCTTGATCTAAAAACATTTGAACCAGTAGTTGACAACCCTGTTAAAGTAGTAATAACAGCATCTCTTATTTGTTTTCTAACGTGTGCCATTAATTCTTCTCTAATACTAAAGTTGTCATTCCTGTTCCATCATCTTGAACAATCCTAATTGTATAAGCAACACCTAAAATTGTTATTGCATCACCCTCAGTAGCGCTAGATACATCGCTAGTTCTACATAAAAATCTAGGTTGCTGTATTGCCACTCCAACAGTACCACCTGCATCTACCTCTATAAATTCGTTATCAAATATCCCAATAATATTAACAGGTGAACCACCTTGAACAGTATAGCTTGCAGTAGTTCCAAAATCATCCACATCTAAGAATATTAATCGATCTGCTGCACTTTCAACTGCCATTACTCATCCTCTGGTGTGTCTAATGCCTTAACTGCTCTGTTAATAAAACTTTTCTTTTTCTTCTTTTCTTTTGCTTCTTCAGCATAACCTCTGGTAATTAATTTGTTTGCAATACGATCATCTAAATCATGCTCTTCGCCTTTATGCATATTGCCTTGTGTACCTGTGTAACACTTTTGTAAAATTTTAACTTTCATAATACCTCACAATATATAATGGGAGTGATCCTTAGACCACCCCCTAATATTAATGCTAATTAAGCAGTTGATATTTCATCTGTTTTAGCAAATGAGATTGCATTTCTTAATGCAACGTCAACTTCTTGCATAACACTTATCTGAACATCACCAGATTTTGAACCAGAATATGGATCAACTATGATTGATGGTGCGCCGAATAATCCCACCATTAACTGTGAGAAGTCACCAAATATCATTGCTGATGCATCTGATCCACCATCACCCGGATCTAGGTCTGATGGCACGTTATTTGTGAACTCAGCCTTGTATCCATAAATGGCATTCCAAGGGTCATTCAATAACATCACACTATCAGTTGTAGCAACTTTTACTGTGTTTGCCATTTTTGCTTTAACCTTTGGATTTGTTAAGAAACCTAATGTCGCTGCGTTTACAACTCCATTATCTTCCTCAACTAGCTTCACTAGATCAGTAATATCTGCCCAAGTTAGTGCTGCTACATCTGTACCTGCAGATATATCTAAATTGTTGACGTTTCCATCATTTAGAATACCTGTTGGCTGTCCAGATGAACCAGAACCTTGAATTGCATAATATTCAATCTTATCAGCAATAGATCTTAATAGGTCATCTTGAACAATCTGCTCGATTGCAGGAACACTTTCTAACATTAACAATCTTGACATAGTTGCGAATGCACCTAATGTTCTAGGCTGTAATGTTACACCTGCATCTGTTGGACTTTGATCTGAAACATCACCTGCTTCTTCCACAAATCCTGCTGATGCACCAGTTGCAATCTTTGGCATTCTAACTCTATTTGTTAGTCCACCAAGATAAGTAACACCTAAATTAGCCATTACTTGCTTTGCTCTTAATGCTTCGATGAACAAGTCACCTCTTTGGATTGTTGGAACAAACTGATCTGTTACATTTTCACCTGCGATTGCACCAGTTGCTGCAGTTGTCATAACTCCAGATCTCCAAGCAAAGTCTGGAACATACATTCCTTGAGACTGCTTACCAGTTCTCTTTGTTATTTCTTCTGAAAGTTCCCTTTCATAACCTGCATCTTTCCAGTCACCAGTTACTTGCGCTTGTATCATTCGACCTAAAGAATATGTTCTTTTTTCTTTAGCTGACTGCTCAATCACAGTTACAGGTGTGTCTAGTGGCTTATCGTTTCCAATAACATCTAAAAGCTCACCTCTGAACTCTGAAATGTCAATTCCACGACTTAAAGCATCTTCACCAAGATCGGCTTTGTTATGCTTTCTTGCTAAAGTCATTATTTCTTTAGCATTTTTTGATGCTGATTTGGCTGCTTCTGCCCTTACTGCATCAAGATCGATTTTTTCAGACATATCTTTCTCCTTTATCTGAATGGTTGATTTTAATGTTTCGGAACTAGAACGACCAACACCAACAAGATTTGACTGATCTGCAGGAATTGACACTATACTAATTTCCATTGGAGTAGTAGCGACACGATAATAATCTTCTGGATCATCTTCACGTTCTACCTTTTTGTCAACACGATAGCCAACACTAATGTTTTGCCTAATCCCATCAACAACATCATTGAACACTTCAGAAGCCTGTTCACCTTTTCCAAAGCGAACAGATGCTCTTAATCTTCGAGCATTTTCATCAAGTTCAACTGATTCGACAACTCCGATTTGCTTTTCCATATCGTGATCTAATAATAGTGGCGCACGACCAGAGTTTAAAAATTCTAGGTTCATATTCTCTTTAGTATGATCCATTACTTCCATTCCAAACTGTCTTTTTACAGGCTCTTCACTTGAAACACCCACCCTTACAATTCTACTTTCTTCGTCAATAGTCTTATCATCAAGATCCATTGCCCTATAATCTAAAGAAATAGGCTCTTTTCTTTCATCTTCATGTTCCATCTTTTCTTCTTCTTCGTGACCCATTTTATCTTCAGTCATTTCTTCTGACATTTCTTCAGATGGTTCTTCATGATGCTTTTCAAAAACAACTGTGACTGTATCCTCAGTTTCTTGAACATCTACAACGTGACGATTTTCCATTTCAGCACCTCTTTCTTTGTCTTTAAGGAATGTAACATAATTTTCACTAATTGTTAAGTTAGCTTCGCTTCTTTCATCTTCAGTCTTCATTGGATGACCCTCTGGCAATAAATCGGTGTCGTGCTTGCCACTTCTATATTTTCCATTTCTGACTGCAAATAAAAAAGAATTAACCCTTGCCATCGCCCATTGCTCTTCAGAACTTACTGATGGTCTTACAGATTGTGGATTAGTATTGTATGCTCCAACACCTCTTTTATAAACTTTAGCTAACATTCCTAAAGTTACTCTTTTAGATTTTGCATTTCCGTGTTCTTCATTATGCTCTTCAACTTTATTCTCTAAAGCAGTTATTGTTTTATCTGGAAATTCATCTTCTATTGCTCTAGTGGCTTCTTCATCTATCTTATCTAGTTGTCTATCTTTATTTCTTGCCCAACTTTGACCAACATCACCACCCCATAATGCCCAAGCTATGCGACCTGCTGATGGATATCCGTCTTCACCGGGACTAAATCCCTCACCCTCTTTATCAACTTCATGCCTTGAAAAGTAAGAATGCATTCTCCTAACTGTTTCAGCAGATACTTCTTGTCTGTTTACTAGTTGTCTTGCTCTTGCAACACCTACTTCTGTTCCACCTCTGCCAAATTCTTTGCGCCAATCAAGACCTTTTTGCGCTTCTTCAGCCATTGCTTCAGTTGGTTTTAGGTCTATATCTTCGCCTTTATACTTCGCCATCATCATCCCCACTAGTTACCTCTGGCTCTGCCGGGAACTTTTGACCAAATGGTTCAAATGCCATAGATAAATCAAATTGTTTAGCCATTTCTTTATCACGATTAATCTGGCTAAATGTTTCTTCTACATCACGACCATAATGAGCAGCAACATCTTGATGCGATAAAATACCATTTTGCAATCCAACAACTGCAGCATTTATTTCTTTTAGTGGGTCAATCCAATTCCAACCACGACCCCTAAAAGTAGAATTATCGTAAAATTTATTAAATTTAGCTGATGGTATTGGTATTGTTCCAAAGTCCATCGCACTTGAGAGCCAATCTTTGAACACAACTTCGGCAAAATGTTGAACCATAAATTCTTGCAAAGATTTATAACCATCTCTTTCATCTAATGCTCCTTGTCTAATTGAACTATAATTAACAGATGATAAATCACTTGATAAGGCTGCATAACTAACATTCAATCCAGATGCTACACCTCTAAGCATAGCACTTTCAAATTCAGCAAATCCAGTATTAGGATGATCTGGATCAAACATCTTTATATCATAACCTGCAGGAAGTTGGTGAAATGTTCCCGGCTCAACATCAATCAATGGCATATGATTATCATGCAAATCATCACCCATAAAATCATCTGCATTAGGTGTTGTTAACATTCCCATTTTAGATGCACCAATTCTAGCAGCAATTATTTCAGCTTCCCTATAAGCACCTAACATCTTCAAAGTGCTAATAACAGAAACCATAAATGGCTCACCTCTTGTCATATGTGTTCTTGTTGGCATAAAAACGTGGATCATTTCATCAGCCGGAACTCTTATATGCTTTTGTCCCGGTGTTTTGTTGTAATGCCTATCTCCGGGATGACTAGTCAAAATCCAATAAGCAACAGGTTTGTGATATTGATCTAATTCAACACCCATTCTAATTTGGTTGCCATTTTGCAGAACTTCATTCTTTTTCTCATCGACCATATCAGCTTCAATTAATTGCAAGCTGAAATTATCTTTATATCTTTTACCAGATAGCTTTTTAATGAATACTTCACCATCTCTAGCTAATGCTTCAATCGCATATTTTTGGCAATCTAACCAACTCATACGACCATCAACAGTTGGACTACCTAATCTTCCCCAACTTTTCCAAGCATTTTCAATAATAGCATTTCCCGGTCTATCTAATGTGCCATCATCATTTCTTGCCTTAACCTGTAAATGAAAACCTTTATCACCTACAACATTTGTTTTAATTAAGTTAATATATCTTTTTGCAAATTCATTATCTCTAACTAATTCCCTTGATCTATTCCTTAAAACTTCAAGATTATATCTTAATTCGCTATCTGCACTAAAAGAAGATCCAATAAAGTCACCAAATAAGCGACCACCTCTAGCACCACCATAATTTCTTTTCTTCATCTTTTTTGGATTTTGGTCACGTTTTAAAAAATCAAAAATACCCATCTAAAACCTCACCGAAATAGTTGCACCTGTTGGTTTACCTCTTTTAATTAATTCTTTTCTTTTATGCATCGCTAGTTCTTTTTTATAATAATTTCTCCATTGAACTAATTCATCTGGTGACATTTTAGATAAAGAACGACCATTAATAGAATAAGACAATACATCTGCATCTGCTCTACCCTGTAAAACAGTTTCAATTTTATCTAACATTATTTCAGTATGACTTCGTGGATCTGCATTGTTAACATCTAAATCTGGTTTTATTTCCCATTCACCAGTTGTTATTACAATTCTATTTCCACTAGCTGTTTCTGTAACCTCTAACTGCCAATGATAATTACCCTCAGTAAATGCATCAGAAGTTGCACTTGTTATAGTAAATAAATAATCACTATTAGAATTTGTTCCATTTATTGTTATCTCATTAGCACCACCCTCTCTAATTCGTGCAACATATGCCATAGTATGAGTGGTGTTAGGATAATCAGTTGATAAATCTGTTCTTTTCCATTGAACAAAATCACCTATTACAAATTCTTCTGGTTCTTCGGTAGGAGCATTATCTGCATCGAAAAGGTTAGCCACAATAAATCCCTTTTACAAATTTTTTATTTTGTCAAGTTACTATAACCCAAAATGCACTTTTTTGCCATAGCTATTATCTCCAACCATTTACAAAGCTATTTCCCCTAAAACGATTAGGTCTAATAGGTCTTTTAGTTGGTTCTTCTGTTTTATTTATCTTTTCATTTTGTATTCTATCAGAAATTACATTTAAATTTAAGTTCAAAATTGATAATGCACCAATCGCATAAACTCTACAGTCTAATGCTTCATTTCTAGTTCTGGTTTTAACAAATTCTCTTCTTGGAAAACCTTTATGAAATTTTGTTACAATCTTTTCACTAGATGCTAATTGTTTGAAATATTCATCTGGTCTATCATCTGGAAAGTGGCAATAACCTGCACCAACTTCAGATATTTTCAATCTTGAGAAAATAAGTTCCTTGATACTATCAACACCTAAAGTAAATAATCTAATTTTACCAATATTGTTTCTAGTAGGTCTTGACACAATAGGTCTACTTTCTCCACCCATACCTTTTATGGCAAATACTCTTCTGCCCTCTCTAGGTCTAACAAAGTTATAAACTGCTTGTGTATAGTGTCCACCACTATCAATACAAGCTGATCTAATTTGTAATTGTCTACCATCTTCAGTTTCATAAATATTTTTTAAAATATTTTCTAGATCATTCCATAAATGAGGTGTTGATGGATCACCATATAGAGTTCTGTAATCAATACTCCAACTTTCTTCATCCTTACCCCAACCAACAACCTCTAACTCTAGTCGATCATCTTGTACGTCAACACCACAAGTTAAAAGCATAATATTGCTATCTAATTTATCACCAAAAGGTTCGGCACGTTCTGCAACTGCATAATCATCAACACGTTCACCTTGATCTTCCCACGTTTCAGCTAGATAAACATTTGTCCATACTCTTAATGTTTCTGGCATCTTTTTGGCACTAAGAAAATCTCTAACAGCATCTGCTAATGGTGTCCAACTAGAATAAATCCCACTAATGTGGAAACCTGCAACACCTTTAAATTCATCTGTAGCTTTCCACTTTCCTAATCTAACTGCTCTATATCTTTTCGGATCATCCCAAGCTGATCCACATTCTTCACAAACATAACAAGCAGTTTCTGGCTTGTCTTTTTCCCATTGCACATTTGACCATTTCAGTTTTTGTTCGTGATGACAATCTGGACAAGGCACATAATAAAATCTCTTGTCACTTTCCTCAAAAGCATTTTCAATTCTTGATGCACCTTTGTTAGTTGGTGTTGACACCATAACGATTTTTCTATTCCAAAAAGTAGCACTTCTTTTTCTAGCTAATTGAACTGGGTCACCCTCTGAACCGGCTGATGCAGGATATCTATCCACCTCATCACATAACACAATTCTAATTGGTCTTGATGCTAATCCAGATGGTGAATTAGAACCCACTAATGAAACGTGTCCACCGGGAAAGACTTTGTGTGTAGTTGTATTATTAGCATCCCTTGCTCTAGGGTCTTTTACTTTCCCTTTAAGATTAGGTGTATCTCTTAACATAGGTGCTAATCTATCTTTTGAAAATGATTGTGCCATTTCTAAAGTTGGTTGCACAACTAACATCGGAGCAGGGTCTTGACCAACATGAAAACCTATAACATTAAGAAGCATTTCAGTCTTGCCAACTTGCGCACCTGCCATAACAACACAATCCCTAATAAGTGGATCAGAGATAGCATCCATTATACCTTTTTGATAGTTTGCCCTTGACGTATACCACCTACCGGGTTCAGCACTAGCTTCTGAACTTAGCCGTCTTTCTTGGTCTGCCCATTCTGCTACTGTTAGTTTTGGTGGCGGCTTTAAAACTGACATCGCTGACTTTATCGTTTGCCTTAGTGCTTGCTTTGCTTCCGTCTGGCTTATTGGGTTCATATGTTGATAATTCATCTAATGCTTCATGTATCTGTTTTTCAATTATATGTTGAATAGCACCAATATCTGTTTCATTGGCAACTAGTGGAGCAGTTACAGTTGGCAATGATAACATCTTTGCCCTCATAGCTGCTAAAACTTCTACCCACGAATTAAAAACATCGCTTGCAGAAAGTAATTCTTTTTTAGCTTGTAGCAATTCCAATTCAGCAAGGTCTGCATCTGCTTCCATTTTCCTTGCTCTAGCTGCATTATAGTCTGGATCAGCTATCATTGGTCTGCCCATTTTTTTTGTATTATTTACTTGCATTTCCATTTTGTTAACTTTTTTCTAAAAGTCTGTGGCTAGAGA